ATGTCAATTCAGTTTTCATTAAAGTTAAGTGGATACGAGATTAATGAACTGACAATAAAAAATGAAATAAATAAGTTGGCAAGCGGGGGTGAATTTAGCCTTATTGATGAGAATATAATTGAATTTGATACAACCTATGATTTGTTAGGTTTTACCGTAACTTTAATTAAGAATAAAAAACCACCTTATAATATTTATGAAATGACCTTGTTAGAGAGAGACTTTGAGTACAATCAGGTTATTTTGTTCGACTTTAATAAAGAATCAGATTTACGCTTCGCCTATAGTAAAGCGCTTCAAATTATATTCAACCTGATGAAGAGAATACATACTCATGCGCTATTAACAAGCTCAGTTCATGATGAAATTTGCTATTTTGAAAATAGCACGAAAGTTTATATTAACGGAACTGTAGAGTTATTAGAGCAGATAAAAAATATAACAAAGGCTGATGAAATATGGGAAGCTATTATCCTTAACTCAATTTCCGCAGGGGAATAGAAAGGTATAACAAAGATTATGTGGACAGATACAATTGAAGAAATTAAAGCACGAAGAGCAAAAAGAGATAGATTTTTAAATTCTAGTTGTTCAACGACACATTTGGAACGTTTTCAAGAAGAAGTCACTAAACTTTTTAACTACAAGCTCCCCAAAGAATATATTGAGTTTTTGTCCTATATTAATGGAATTGAATATAACGGTTTAGTCCTGTACGGGGTTGATGGTAAGATAACTAATGATGAAAATACTAACCAAGAAGTAACTGGATACATCGAGACCAATGAAATTTGGTACGAAAACGAGCATCAGAAGGCCTATATGTTTTTTGGGGACGGGAATATAAGTTGGTATTGTTATGATATAAAAAGAGACATTTATGTCGAATTAGATAAGCCGTCTGGCTCACAAGTACAAGAGTTTCAGGGGTTTTATCATATGATAGACTATGCTTTGTCTAACAGTTTGATTTAATGTTACTGTTGTTTTAATCAGTAGAATTTTATGAGCTAGATAAATAATATAACAAAATAAAATAATGTTCATAGGTCGTCTTTGGTCAGAGTGTGCCGAAGTCGGCCTTTTTTATCAAGCACTAGAATAAAAATTCTCATTAAACACAAACATCCTCTGAGAGCATTAATACAGGCCGAGACTCAAAGCAGACTTAGAATAACTTGAGAATGATAGATCTACTTATTGAAGCTACTAAAAGAAGCGCGTTGAAATGAGGGAACTAAATGGATGGGGATATTAGATTAAGTTCTTTTCCATCTGATAAAATTATGTTATTCCAAATTATAAAAAATCAGACGCTTTGCCAATTGACAAGGTTTAGTTGGTGGGAAAGTAGTGGATGCCGTAGAGCAATGTGAAATTCTAGAAGAAGAGGTATTTTCACTAACCGCAGGACCAGTGTTAATGTACTTTCAATCGGGGTTAGTCATTGGGGCCGCCAGCGACCCATCGCAAAATTCGGTTATTTTATGGGTTGAACGAGATGATACAGGCTACATCACTAAGGAACCTATCGAAAACGATCCAGAACTCTACGCTATTAGTGCCCTGGATAAACAATACAGTAATTCTTATTGGACCCAAATAGTAGGGCAGAAAATAAGGATGGTGAATATTATTAAGCGCAATCCGCAAAATGCCTTGCTCGCCGAATTGCCAAATGAGGTTGGTGTTGAGATAGTTATGGATAACGGAGAAAAATTTATACTATCGTATGGTCTCCACAACAATTCAGACGATTTTTCAGTATAAACAGACTTATATATTGACCGGAGACTTTTGGAAAGTTTAAGGCGGGAAAATGTACTGTAGTTTATTTTAAAACAAAAACCTAAATATATTTTAATTGTTGTCCATAGATATGCCCGAAAAGGAGTATTGCATGGATATTAAGGATATGTTTTTGAGCCATCACCTCTGGGCACAGTCGGATGGGAAAAGTGGAAAAAAGTTAGAAATAGTAAAAAAAGAAATACGTGAACTAAATCTAACAGAGATGAATCTAAGTTGTTCTGAAATTGTTGATTCAAATGTAAGTAACTCCTTCCTGACAAATAATGATATGAGCGATTGCTGCTTTTTAGGTTCTTCGTTTGATGGAACGAATTTGTCGGAATGTATGTTGAGCAAAACTGTATTCGATCATGCATCATTAAAAAATTCAATTTTGAGAAATTGCCTTGGTATAAAAGCGTCTTTTGACGACGCAGATCTTAGCATTGCTGACTTATCCGGATCAGATATGCGCCGGGCTTCTTTTCGAAGAGCGAATTTACGTTACACTAATTTTTACAATGTAGACCTGACAGGCGCTATACTTGATGGAGCTCTTCTCTACGGGGCAAGCTTTAAAGATGCGAAAGGAATTGATGAAATATTTGCTCAATATATTTTTGTTGGTACAGAGGACGAACCAATAAGGTTAGAGGGCGATAATATACAGAAATGGTTGTTAGAATCGAGGAAAGGGTGACACTCTCAATAGAGCATACGGCGTTATAATCCAATCCCTTCAAAAACGCAGCCCTCGGATCGGCTCCGAGGGCAAGATAAAAGAACACCTATTAAGCGTAAGCATCAAGCAATTCCTGTACTTGCTCTTTCCAGCGCAGAGGTACATTGTCAATCGTTTTTAGATTTTTCTTAATCAAATCAAAGTAAACTTTAGCCATTTGTTCCCTCACCTCCCGATCTAGCAACAATCAGATCGGCCAGCTCCGCCAGCGCGAGTTGCATTTTCGTTTTATCGGCTACATTCACCTCCGCTAACTCTGCAACTGCCAGTTTAAGCCTTATATTTTCCGCCTGAAGACGCTCCAATTCGGTCGGCACTACCGGCGGATGCAGCACATCAATCTCTTCCGGCGTCAGGCCCTCGCCCCATAATACTGGTTGCTCTGGCGCGGAATATACCGGCGGCTCTCCGCGCTTTTCCTCCGGCAGTGCGGCCCACTCATTGTAAGCAGCTCGATACGCCTTTTCGGCTGCGGTCACGGTGTCCTGGTACGTCTTCCACTCCTCTAAATTGAAGTGCGGCTGATAAAGCCCCGGCGGAACAGGCACTCCGACGACATACCCGGTTGGTTGCAGTTCCTCTTCTGCCTGCTCTCCTTCGGCGGCGGCATTAGTTTCGGGCGGCAGCGCAGCGCCGAGATCGGGTTTCTCGGAATAAAAAGGGACGACACCGGAAAAAGCATCGCCCACCAATTCGTCCTCCAAGTAGAGGCCGTTTATATTTATTTTAGGTACGGCTTTCATATTGTTCCTCCTTATTGTCCGACCCGGAAAGAAATACCATTAAGACTTATATACGCTAAACTACTTGCATAACTGACAAATACATTGCCATTAAAGTCAATATCAACACGTGCAAAATCATTATTGCCGCCAACCACTGAAAATAAAAGAATGCCTTTGGGTCTATGCCCCGACGGAAGTTTAAAGATCGGTGCATTTAAGATTCCATCTTTTACGAGCCCCTTAAGCCACACTCTATCGCCTTCTTTATAATAACCTGCTTGTGAAAAGTAGCCCGTGTCATAATTTACCCAGGCACTCAACAGCGTCGGCGCAATCCACCCCGGCGCATCCTCATCCGACTTCTTCACTTCGACGACGGAAACCCGCTGTAACGCTTCGACCACACCTGCCGTCAGGTCGCTGATCTGCGCCTTTTCATTCGCTGCCAGGCTGCCGGTAATCGGCTGGATTGGGGATTTGTCAAGTTTGATATAGGTAACATCAAATACTTTGTTGGTACTGTCTAAAGTGGACACAAACCTTACTGCATCTGCTCCACCATAACTCCAACTAAGACCTTGGTTACTACGGATGTTCCACCCATAGTCTACTCGACCGTCTGTGTGTACAGTTAGAATGCGGTTGGTTTTATTCTTAAGCGCCGAACCATGAATGTACTGGTTAATTACATAATATGGATTCGGAGACTCCCCGTTATTTACAGGCTTAACATTCTCCCGCAGCACAATTCCTGTACCAACTTCGACCACGTTGTCGCCCTCGGTGAGCGTTAGACACCCTTCAGAAACAACAGGTTCCACGTTTTCTTTGGCAAGACGGTAAAGGAGTTGGTAAGGCGTAAATCCCTCATAAGAAGTGACTGGCAGAACATCAGTTACGCCCTCATTATCAGTAATTCTACGCCAAAATTTTTTTCCTGATGTGTACGGATCGGAAATCGTTCCATCTTGTCTCATCCTCCACCCCAAGAAATAGGCCTTAATCTCGTCGGGTGTAGGAAAATAGGCGGATACATAGGAGACAACAATATTTGTCCCAACTGCCGGTGCTGTTGAGAACGTAACCGTCTTTTTGTCAATGGTAAATTCCGTTGTTGGGACGCCTTCGATGGTCGCCCTCAGGTTGGTAGGAATAACCGAATTTGCCGTTGTTAGTCTAAATGATCTTGTCGAACCATCCCCACTGAAAGTATCGGATTCCGCCGAATCTCCCCATCCGCTATCAACATTAAGAATCCAGATGTAAATATAAAGCCCGTCTATGGTTATTTTATCCGCCGCTTTCACGCCTCCGTATTCGGTCAATACCTTCCCGTCATACTTTGTCCCGATAGAGCTTCTATCTATCGGTTTGGAGCCGTGGGGAAAACGAATCCCCTTGAAACCAGGATTGTCATAATCGGCGTACTCATAGCTAAACGAGTCGTCCAACACATACTTTTTCCACTTCGCCAATTTGAAATATTGCTCGTCTTTCTTAAACAACACGTCTGGTTCGCTGCTATCTTCTGGGTTCGCGTGTAACTCTGTCTGGAAAGCGAGTATGGACTTGCACTGTGGCTGGAATGGTTTGGGTTCGGAGCCAACGATGAGCGATGGGTTCTCGAACGTGAACATTCCGGAGGTGTATTGATTCATAAGCCCGACAATGATTCTTTTATATTCGCTAGGTATTGTAAATGTCCGTGATGAAATACCTGTAGTTCCTTGCCCGATAGCATCTTGCAGTATCACATTAGAACCTTTTTTGTCTGTCCCCCAAATAGTCACATATGCGCCGGTTTCATAAGTGTTTATGGAAAGTGTGTACGTCTCCCCCGGTATAACATCAATGTTCGTAATAATACTGCGAAACTCCACATCCACGTTTGATCTTTGAATTTTGTAAGGAGATAGTATTCTAACTTGTGAAGGTACGTCTGCCGTCCATTCATAAAATGGCGGCAGCAGATTGTCCGATGTAGCGATAGCATATGGACCGTCTACGCCGCGGATGCCGGCATGCACAAACGGATATTTTGCGGCAACTTGTTCAGGCGTCATCCCATCAAACGCAGCGTATTCAGCATCAGAAATCTCATAGACGCGCAAGGCATCTACATAGCCGGAGGAATCATTTGGACCGGACAGCAAAGCACTGATATACACGATGTTAGCCCCAGTAAAAAAATTAGCAGGAACTCGAATAAACACTGTTTCAAATTTATTTAGCGTGGACATGAGCGGTGACTTCATTTCTTTAGGAACAGCGTTATCATTCATCCGCAAAGCCATTGCTACTCCGCTTACCATTTTCACTCTCGCTACAGCAATATAATTTTTGCTTGGATTGTAAGAAAATCTCTGGAATATGTCTGCGTATTGCCCATTGGTAACAGTTATAGCAGCACATCCTGAACCTTCGACTTTATTTGTTGTATCAATAGCAGCAGTACCAACGACAGACCAGCCAGTCAGTGAATCAAACGATCCGGCGCTTCCGAGTAAATTAATCAGCGTCCGCCCCCGCACCTCCCCAAGCCGGAACCGCGCATCCTTGGCTGCGTTGACTACCTGCAGCCCAGGCTGTAGTGTAACCGAGTCGGTTTTGGTGGTATCAAAACGCTCCTCAATTTCAGTCTGCAGCTGATTTATTTCTTCCCCAATATCGTTCATGTCCTGTGCTTTAACGACATCTGAATTCTTCCAGTCCGTTTTAGCCATTACTCAATCCCTCCTTAACTTCAATCGTTTGCAGCATCAAGTGGTCTGCTGTAATCGGGATGTTAACGGCATTTGAAGTCAATACATGATCGGCAGAATCCTTAAGCTCAATCAGTGTCATCAGGGATACCTTCGCAACGGGAACTACGTAATTGAGCACGAGCACGTTGTCAGCAACGGTCTTAACCTCAAAATCCGTGATGATATAGGTCCCATTGATGACCACTTTTGCCACACGCTCGTTGACGTATTCCGCCATATCTTGCAGTAAATTTGCCGCTATCATTTAATCGGCACCTCCGGTCCATAAGTAAGGAATGGCTCTTCTCCCAGCTTCCAAGAGCCGTCCAGCTTGTAAATCCATGTCATTTCCCGCGTGCTGATATGCTCTTCCAGTGCAACGGCTCCCTCTAGCGCCGTGTTTTGCTGGTACACGAGGTTGGCCGGCTTGGTGGTCTCAATCGTATACAAAACCTCTTTGAACACACTCGCGTTGTCGACAGTGGCCGTCACCGTTAAAACCCGGTTTGCGTAGTCCACCGACACGATCGTCATCCCTTTGCCGACCAGCGTGTCGAGCTGCCGCTGCAAATATCTGACGGTAAACGGAGGTTTGGTCTGGTAGCGGTTAAGAATGCGGCGCCGGCGGAACTCCATCGTCTCTCTCGCTGGGTCCGCCTGGATGCCAAGCATCTGCTCGCGCCGTTTGATCGCCTGCAGCCCGGACGTCTCAACAAACTGATCATTAAAAAGCTGGTCGATGGCTCCCTGAGCCAAATCAAGCTCGATGGTCTCCGTTTCGGCCAGCCGGATAAAATCTTCAATGCCGCCGAAAAAGGCCGGCAGATGGATCAAAATGCGATCATCAGACACGGATGGTCACCGTCCCCGGCTGTGGCACCACGTCGGCCTCCAGCGTTAAGTTGGCTGCCGATCCATTAATGATCGTCCCAGCCACATCATCGACGCCGTTCACGGTTAGGATTCGCGCATCGATCTGCGCGGTCCGGACGATGAGCTGCTGCTGATTGGCCCAGTCCTTCCGGAGTTCCAACAGGTAGGACGCAATCACAGCCTCCACGTCTGCCTGCACCTGACCGGGCGTCATACCTGCCGAAAGTGTCAGCGTCGTCTCTACATTGATCGCGAGGCCCGTCACTCCGGCAATGGTCACTTTATGGTCAATCGGTGCCTGACCAAATCCTTGACCGCTATTGACCGTCGGGTCCATGATCGTTTGCACCTCATCGACCAGGGCCTGCGACGGGGGCGTCCAGTCCGCGGCAATGATGGTGCACTTGACGGTTCCTCCACCCTGCCAGACCGGGTAGACCTTGGTCGCGCCGACGCCCGGGATACGATTGATCCGCTGCTTATAATCAGCGACATTGCCGCCAAAGGCCGGTTCGTTGACGGTCTCATAAAACCGTTCCCGAAGTACTTCGTCTGACTCCTCGTCTTCACCTGGCACCAGCACCTCAGCCAACACGGCCCGGGTCAGGTTCGCCACATAGTCGATCGGCAGGAGCGTACCGAACTGCGTATTACCGATCGTGCCAGGTGTCTCGCAGGACATTTTATATATGCCTGTGCTGATCTTCTCTTTGACCACAAAGGCCAAATCGGCAATCGCAAACCGTATGCCCAGAGGTACATCCATGAGGTCATTGGCCGAGTTGTAAAACATCCCTTTTCGCTCCGCCGGCGTCGCCGGTATGCGGTTAACCCCGAACTCGGCCGTTTTCCGGCTCAGATATTCGCCGCTGGCCGTATCTACGAATGAAAGATTGTAGTTAACGTCCAATTCAATGTACATCTGGGCCAGCTCGGCCGCGGCCGGCGCGCATGCGTCATAAATAACGCTGCCTTCCCTTTTGTCGATCGTATCCGGTACCCGGGAGAGCATCCGCTGCAATATAAAATCAAAAGTCATGTGTTCATACATTACGGCTCACCTCCTGCTCAAAACTGCCGTACGCTGTCACCACGGTAAAACGGATGATGAGTTGATCGCCATCTACTTCAACCTCCACATTTTCCACCGAGTCGATCCGGTCATCAGGCAATAATGCCTCCTGAATCATCCGGTTCGCCTCGGACCGGGCAAATACTGGGCTGCTGCCAAGCAGCAGCGTTAGCTCGTGGCCATAATCGAATGAATAGATGTCATACCAAAAGCGATCCGTCTGGAAAACCTTGAATACCGCCTGTTTGATGGCGTCCAAGCCGTCCGTCTTCCCGGCGATGCGTCCCCTGCCCAAATCAATTTGCCAAGTCAGGGACGGCATGGGCTGGTCCACTAACGGCTCGTTTAACAGATTCTCGTCTGTTTCCGGTATCATGATCCGCTCACCACCCTATCCCATACGACATATTTTTGACCGCCTTGTACTCTCAGCAAGAGAACCGCATCACCGGCTTGCAACCCTTCGCGGATCACTATTTTTCCCGGCAAAGCGTCCCCCGTCAATCCACCGTTGTACGCGTGGTTGTGTTTTAAATCGAGTTTGTCCAGCAGCGCGTCGCCGGTAACTCCGCCATCAAATGTATGGTTATGCTGGAGATCGATTTTTTCCGGCAACGCATCACGGGTAACCCCTCCGTCAAACGTATGGTTGTGTTTTAGATCGATTTCATATCGGGTTAAGCGTTCTGTCACATACAAAAAATCCGCAGTGAGTGTAAACCGTTGATCAACGATTACCTCCAGCGGATCCGCTTTGCTTACTTCGCCGAACAGCACTGCGACAGGGTTGCCGGCATGGACGGCGTCCGTTGCAGCTTTTTTCAATGTACCCAGTAAATCTGCCATTCACACCACCCTCAAATCCAGTGTCATCGTATGCACTGCCCCGTCGAAGTCGTGAGAACACTCATCCACCAGCAGCGCCTGATCGACGCCGTATTCCGATATAACGATCCGGACGCGCATGCCAGCGCGGACGCGGATATCCCCCAGGGCGTTTACTTTAAGCGATTTAGTCACGCGGTTCTTCTGCTGGGCCAAGTTGTTCAGGAGCTCGCTGATCTGCGCCGTGTTGTAGTTTTCGTCTACCGACTGGTAAAGCTGCAACAAGCCCCAACGCTTAATATTAACGCTATCCTTGGCCATGTAAATTTCTCGTTTACCGGTCTCCTTATTGTCCTTATATAACTTAATCTGGTTGTACGTATCGCTGTCGATCGAGCGTTTAACCTCATAGTCGTACATCAGACTGCCATCGCCGATAATCAGGTCCAGCCCGGCATCATCCACTTCGCGCAGGCAGAGCGAACCGAAATCGTCGTAGAGGCAGTAATCGCGGCCAGTATGTTTAAGGGTCAAAGTGATCGCCTTGTCGATGATATCCAGCAGCTTTTTACCATCCTCAGTCATCGTCGGGATTCGATGTCTCGTATCAGCCACCGTCCCGAGCTTCAGATTGAAATCCTTGGCGATCCGCTGCACAACCTCCGTCGCCGTGACGCCCGTAAATACGTAGGTGTCAGTATTCATTAAATACCTGATCTGATCGTACGCGGTGATCTTGACGGCTTCGTCCCGGCCCTCGTCAATGCTGAAAATGTAGCCATGGAACACATTCGTGTCATTCACCCGGACCCGCACGATATCCCCATTGTTGTACGTAAAATTAGTGGTTTGAAAAGGAGAACCTTTAATCAGCGTAAAAGAAACAGTCCCTGCCTTGCCGATCCGGGATGTCTTCCAGGATAGCCCTTTCACGATTTCGCTAACATCCCATTCAGCGTCGTTGCCGCTCCCCTGCCGATTGATGATTTTTACAGCCATGGTCATGGCAGCTTCAGCACCTTTCCTACAGGCAGCCGTTTCAGGTCGGAGTCCTTAATTCCGTTTAGCTTCTGGATTTCCTTCCAAAGGGCTCCATTGCCGAGCTTCGTCTGAGCCACCTTCCAAAGACTGTCGCCGGCAACCATCGTATAGGTCTTCGGTTGCTGCTTATCATTGGGCCGGGTTTTAGCCGTTTTCTTTTGCACCTGGCTGCCCCCGTTGGTGGTCTCCCGGGTAATTTTCTGGGCGGCGTAAAAAACATATTTTTTAAGTTGGATGTCGTACTCAATGTCTCCGCCGCTGCCAGCCACCTCTTTCCAAGTGAAGGACTCGATGCTGGCCGGTGTATTGATGTCGTAAGTGTCACTGGTGAAAATAAACCGGATCGGCCGCTTGGTGGTCATCCATTTTTCGATCATCTTGATATATTCAACTGGGTGCAGCAGGTCATCCGTCGTCACAAACTTATACCATTGGGCCGGAAACAAGCCGCTAAAGCTGTATTCCGTCAACCCCCGATCCTTAATCACATTGATCTGGCCCAGCCCGGCCACATCATACGAACTGCCTTGACCGGACTCACTGACTTTGATTTCGGAAGGGTTGATCGGCAGCTTCAGTACCTCGGCCCTGTTGTTAAAGCTCAACTCAACGCCATATACTCGCACCATCCATCCCTCCTACCAACCATATACAGCATCCGCCGACGTGACGATATCCTGTTCTAATTTTTCCGTGATATGCGCAATGATCGTATTGATGTCGCTCTGCTGACGGACATGGGTATCCCCGAAACTGATCGACGGCTGTAAGGTAACGTAATTTTGGATATTCTTCAGTTCGGCCAGCTCACGCATCATTTTTAAATCCTCCGAGGAAATATCCACGGTTTCATTAACACGGTCCACGCTGCCGACGTTTCCGACGCTGCCGATGTTGGTGATGTTTGCTCCCTGCCCCGCGGCACCCGTAAAGCCCGAGCCCGGATCCTTCCCAAAGCCGGATGTTAAAGAGTTTGCACCATTGGCAAGATCGTTAAAGCCCTGTGCTCCAACCGAATATCCTTGCTTAGAAGAATCGGCGATGTTTTTATATTGCATTCTTCCAAATTCAGCGGCATTATCTGCCTTCTCCGGGGGAACCATGTTATCCAACTTATTCTTAAATTTATCGCTGAGCGCATGAATATTTTTCTCATCAAGCAGTTCTATAGTCTTATAGTCGGTGCCAAACAGCTTGTTAAACCCTTCAATTAACCTGTTAATACCTTTCAAAGCACCGTTAATCGCCTGAAGAATAACACTCATAAACCCGCCGGCAAAATCTTCGGCGGAACGCAACATATCGTACAGATAACCGCCAAACGTCATCGCCAAGTCGTAAATCAGTTTTTGGATTGCATAGATTGGATTGCTGAATACGTTGATCCAAAATTCAGCAAAGCTGACAATCAAATTGTAAACTAATGCAAATACGTTATATATAAAGGCATACAGCCCGTAAAACAGCCCGACGACAAAGCCGATGATTTGCTCGGCGGAAACCCCGAAATTCATCAGCACACCGATGAGCAGGGCGATTCCGGCGGCGATGAGCAGTATCGGCCAATAGGCGGCGAGCCAAAGTATCGCTTGGGTCACAAGTGGCGCAACCATCGCCCAGAGCATGATCGTCATCAGCCCCAAGGCCGCTATGATTCCGAGAACGATAAAATAAGAGGAAGAACCGTTGGACGTGAATGCTCCAAAGAACGCCGCCAGCCCATCGGCCACCTCGCCCAAAAAAGACCCCACGATGCTTAAGCCTGCCCCCAAGCCGTCGATGAAGCTCTTGAACGCATCGCTGTTCAACACTTCCAGGAAGGAGTCAAACATTGGCCCAAGCGCGTTTAGCCCCTGACGGCCTATCGATCCGAGCTGGAAGTTAAAGGTGTCTACCACCCGCTTCCATTTCACCGCCGGGGAGTCCATCATCGTTTCAAAAGTTGTCTGCGTCATCCGCTGTTTGTTCAGCAGCTCATCCATCGCCGCGATGACGCCGTTCACGTTACCCTGCTGCCCCGCCGTTTGAACTCCGCTGTTATCGATCGCGCCGGCTGAAATATCATAAGAGCCTAAGCCTTCCGTACTTCCGGACAGTACTTGCGAAAGCGCATCGGCGGCCCCTTCCAGCCCTTGCCCGGGGTTAAGCTGCTCAAGCCGCATCGCTAACATATTTAACTCGGCGAGCTGCGCGGGATCGGTCGTTATCGACATAAACTTCTGCGTACCGGCCATTGCGGTGTCCACATCTTGCCCGTACCGCAGTGCCTGCGAGGCTGTTTGGTCAAATATCTGCTGCCCCGCCCCCGGACTGCCGGCGCGAAAAGATATCTGATTCAGCGCCTCTTGCTGCTGGGCACCATCGCTTAAGATCTTACCGAGGAACTGTTTGCCCGTCTCCGCGATTTTACTCAGGTCCATCTTTTTAAAAGCTTCAACAAGCTTGTTCCCCTTCTTGGCGGACTCGTCCAGCTCCTGATTAAATTCCTCTTGCGCTTGCGTGGCCTGCATCGCTTCCCGATGCGCCTTCAATTCGCTAGATATAATTTGCTGGAGGGTCTGTAAGAACTGCAGCATCACATTAACGTTGTCGTTCATCGCCCGCGCGGAGGCCTCCCAGACGACAATCGACTGCTCGGCAGGCTGGATGACTTGAGGAAGCAGATTCCTCATTCTGTCGTACACTACTATCATGGAATCTGGAGTTGCCATGGCTTCACCTTCTTTCCAGGCAGGATGTTCACTTTTTCTTCGCCGCTTTTTTCTCGTTCCTGATGATCTCTTGGATCATTGCGATGAGCGCTGCCTTTTGCTTTGCGCCCAACGCGGCGAACTCCCACGGCATCAAGTGGAAGCGGTTCAGGGCGAAGAGGGCGCAGACCGTTTCGCCGTCGCCCTCATCGATCAGTTTTTTACTTCATCCGCCAGTTCGTTGATGCTCTTGTCGAAGCCGTTGATCTCCTGGACCTTCTGCACAAGCGTAGCGTATTCGCCCGGGAGCAGCATTTTCCGCAGGCACTGGTCCGCGCCCATCACTTGATAGGACTGCTGAAGCTCGGCGTTCTTCAAATCGGGGAACACGACACTGGCAACCGCCAGCTTAGCTAAATACTCGTCGGTATTAGTCTCGTAGCTGACCATCCCTTTGTCCTTCACCTTGCGCTGGCAGGACTTGCGGATTGTCTCATTCTCGTCCTCGGTCATGCTGCGCAGACGCCACGGGATCGGCTGTCCCTGCTCATCCTTGAAACGTTCGGAAACAACGACTTCCTCCACCAGTCCGGCGGCGGCATTTTGCGCAAAAAAAGCAGATAAAGAGCTCATTCGTGAATCTCCTCCTGAATGGTTTTATTTTCTCGTAAAAGATCGTTAGTTGGTCGGCTGAATCGCGTTAAAGGATTCCATCACGTCATAATCCTCAAAGGTAAACGGAATTTCTTCCTCAAGCATATCCTCGCTGGACGCGTCGAATTTGGCGGCGATGATGCTGTCGAGGTTGCAGTTCCGCAGGAACACAGTTTGTTTGCCCGTGCTGCTCCCCGGCTGCTCGTTCGTAATCATCAGGTCGAACCAGAAGTCGTTCCCGTTTTTTACATAGTCCTCCATCAGCTTGCGGAAAAAAGAGGAGACATAATAGATCGTCAGCGTGCCCGTACCTTTCCAGCCGGCCGACCGCTGCGGCGTGCCCGTTCTGCCCAGCGTCGGGACGTCCACCTTCGTTTTCTCGATCGTCGATTCCAACGTTTTGGCGTAGAACAGTTCCTCCGTCCGATCGCCGATTTTTACGAAGGCCTTGGCTTGCTTGCCGCTTATCGCATCTTTCACATTAAAAAAAGAACCTGCCATCGTTTTGTCCTCCTTAGTTGACCGTGACGGTCATGTAGATTTTTTCGATACTATCCACCGGCTGCACGCTCAGATTGATGACAACGGCGTCCCCGTCGATGCCCGGCAGCACTTCCAGATCGGTCTCCGCGTTGAAATTCTGGATCGCTCCAATGCCCTGCAGAGTTCCCAGATAGCTGAGCACCTCGCCTTTCAGCAAATTGCGGCCGTCCGCGTTGTTTCCGACTTTCCCGATGTAACTTGCGCCAAAAGTACGCTGAATGTCCCGCGCGATCGTATCCAATACCCGCACGACACGGTTTTTGCTGAAATGCTTGGCTTTTTCGGGCGTAAATGTCTTGAAGGTGTTGATATCCTGCTGGATCTGCACCTTGCCGTTCGCCGCCGTCAGCACCAGTTCGCCGTTTTGCAGCGCTTTGATCGTCTCGCTGTACGTCAGTTTCGGCGTTACGTCAACCGCATTCGGAATCTCCGCATAGGTGAGCGATTCGTTGACGGCTGCTCCCGCTTCCATCGCGGCGATTTCCCACAACAGGGAAATCGGCTCCACCGTCAATCCGTCGGAAGTGATCACGCTGTTCTTCAAGCTGATGACCCCTTCGTAGTCCGCTTGCGGGTAATTGTAGAGGACGGTGACGAATTTCTTGCCTTCATCGTCCCGCAGACGTTTTGTATAAGCCACGGCCAACTGCTTCAGCGCGGAATCGTCGGTCGGCAAACCAAGCACGTCGAACTCCTCCGCTTCCAAAGCCGCCAAAGCGTCGGTCCAGTCGCCGTTTCCGCCGGTGCCTTCCTTGCCGCCCGCCAGCGCTGTTCCCGCCGTTTCGGTCAACTCGCCGCTGCCCGCGAACGTGACGAAGTCATTGCTTACGAGCGCCTCGGCCGAACCGACGATCTGGGCGTCGACTTCCTCGCCTTCCAGCAACGTACGGACTTCGTAAGCGTTCGGTTGATCCACGCTGGCCTGCACGACGATTTGCAGATCATTGCCGCGCGAGCCGCCGTATTTGGCCGTGGCCGTCAGATTGCCGATGACAGCCGTAGCCTTTACGGCGTTTTTGGCCCCCAGCCGGTAGATCAGCACCTGGCTGGCGTGCGCCATCGCTGCCGTAATATGGCGGATTCTTGCGTCCGCCGCGTTGAAGCCGAGCAGCTTTAAGGCATTCTGCAGAAAAGTCGCCGCCTCCAGCTTGATCACGCCACTCGGTCCCCAAGGCAGCGACGCCGGAAAAGCCGCCACGCCGCGTTCGCCTACCGTACCCACCGGGCGAGCCGCCGATTTAAAATTGATGTAGACCCCCGGAGATACTTTGTTTTGCGTTGTCCATGTGCCATTAGCCATGTTCCTTCACTCCTCTTTGGATAAATGATTGTAACGCCTGCTCGGCCTGGGCCGCGGTATAGGCCGTCCCGTCCGCCAGCGCCACGTGCAAAATGTCCTTTTCCACGCCGCTAAAGCGTTTGGCCGCCAGCAGCTGCGCCTTGGAAAAAGTCCGTTCCGCCGCAGCTGCTGGCTTGTCCATTTTCTTTTTAAACACCATCTTTGACCTTCCCTTCCTGCTGGAGTTTTCTCATCTTGATCTCTTCGCTGGCCGGCGACCAGACAAAATGCTGGAACGTCAGGTACAGATGCACCGTCCCGTCGTCCTTCCACTCACTGCTCATCCCCGCCCCCGGCGACAGCCCTTCCTCCGCCTGGAAGTTCCAAAACAGCTCGTAGAGCTGCTCGGCCACCTCATAGGCAGACTCCCGGCTGCGTTCCGCCGCAGGGAAAAACCCGACATCCAGCGAATAGTTCCGCTTAAAGCGGCGCCCCAGCTCCTGGTGCTGCTCCGACTTCAGCAGCCGTACGAAAAAGCACGGCCCCGTGAATCCTTCCGGACTGGGCTCGGTGTAAACCGGCAGATCCGGAAACCGGGCCGCTACCGCCGCAGCCACGCTCTGCACCACATCGTACATGATCGACTGTGACAAATGCTCACCTGCCTTCGCTTAGGCTTGTTTTTCCCGCCGATTTTCAGGGGCGCAGCATTCTGGACAGCATCAACCGGCATCGAACGGCTGATACTCTCAGATTGCTTCACAACAGGTCCCAGCCAGTGGCCCTTCTATTGCACAATTGTTCGAACGCCCTTCCTCTATAGCGCCTACCTGGTATCATCACCCGCTGCAATGAGGTCCCGCCCAGACGGAATGCCTGCCGCTGCCTCTGAAACCGGCGAGAAAAAAATAGGGCCGTGAAAGTCTCATTCACAGCCCCGTTCGGTATTAAGTTTTCATCTTTCGACACTATCATTTTATCGCGGATTGGCGGCCATCATCGGCCCTAAAGCGGACATGAAAAGGACAGTGAGAGGACAAGGGGGAGGACAGATATATTAAGAAGTAAAAATGATGAGTCGAAAATTTGTCATTTTGTAAAACATTGACAAATCAAGACTATGAGGGTCATAATCATATCAACTGATTACTTTAAAAAGTCCCGCAACCGATGTGGAAATTTAATAGAGTGGTCACTATGGATCTGGTTTACTTGGATGAAGCAGGAGACGTTAAGGTCAACATGGGGAACACATCTTTTTTATACTCTCATCTTTAATTGTTCCCGAAGAAAGCTGGAACAAAGTATTTGAAATTACCGGCAATTTTAGAAAGCATCTTATGATCAGTATGGGATCCCAAAGAGAAAGGAAATACATGCCCGTGACTTTGTTAGGGGAAGAGGAAGACCTAGTCGAACAAGCATCATTTCAAAATATGAAAGATCCAAAATTTTCGAAAAGTATCTAAAAGTCCTCGCTTACTTTGAGCATTTTAATGTTTACTCTATCAATGTATGCGTGACAAATAAGCCTGGCCAAAATTCATACGATATTGCCGTCGATAGAATGCTTAATAGAATTCAGAGAACACTTGCTGAAAAAGGAAGGAATGGAATTCTCATATTTGATGAAGGAAAAGAAGAACTGGTTCGAAGAATTAGCCGGAAAATGAATTATTTAATCCTATCCCTAGTATGTTTGGAGTTTGGACAGACGGTTCAAAAACCAAAAACTTGGTGACTGACAGAATTATTGGCGATCCCTTTTTCCGCGATTCGGAAAATGCCTACGCATTACTAAAATTTAAAGAACGACCAACTGAGCAAATTGAAAAATATAAGGTTCACGAAATGTTCCCGATCATAGAGCCAATCTTGTTCAAACAAGCAGCCAAATATGACAAATTAGGCATCGTGCATGCATAAAAAAGCACGGCCGATTTTCTAGCCGAAGCCAGGTCGGTCATGCGTATTTATTATACTCGATAGGAATACATTTTGCAACAATTTAATACAATTAATGGAAATTGGGCGGGCGAATTATAAAAACAGTGCGCCAATAGCGATTGATAGAATCAGGAAGTTCACATATTAATTCTTATTGGAGGATGCGATGAATCCTAACTTATCGGGCGAAAACCAGCATGACGATGTTAAGGAAGATATCCATGAGCTTAAACAACGATTACATGATGTTGAACAACAACTAAACCAATCCCGGAATGCCTCACGCAAAATACAGAAGGCAGTCCTTATTTTCGTTGCGATTATTTTGGGTATTTTTCTGCTGTTGACCATAGTAGGGGTTATTCAATTCATAAGTGGCGGAAGCTAAGGATTTTTTAGCACATTTATTTGCTCTGATGTAGACTATATCAGGGCTTTTTTATTGAAGAAGAAGAGCCCCAAAAATGGGACTCTTCATACCTCTCCGCCTAACTAACCCCCTAACCCGTGAATCAGAACTTGTACCATTCCGCTGTCCAAACTCCCTACAGCGCCGAACAGAAAGCTAAGCATAATAAACGGCAACACGCTTCTTCTCATTTCTTTTCACCTCACAAATTAGATGCTTATATTGATCCTGACTTTCCTGGGAAGCCACATGCCGGAATTGCTCGAATAACTGCACGCAACGAAAAAGCATGGATTCATGGTTAAATCTTATGGCAAGCTCCAAACTTTGCAATAAATTTCGGATTCCCAAATCATACCGCTGCCTATGTAAATCGTAAAAAGCAAGCTCTGTTAAGAAACGGACATAGTGATCAGCCACAATCTGCGCATTGTATTTACCAAAACGGTAGAGCCGTTCTTTCAGCGCAAAATGCGGTCTGAAACGCTCCAGGAGATCATCCACATTCAACTGGTATTGGTTAGCCGCCTGCAAAATCCGGTACATCGCCGGAATAATCTCATGCTCCTTGGCAACAACGCATTCCGCGTAACTCGCCAGCACCTCAACCTCACCGGACATCAAACGGTATAAAAAAGTATTCGCTTTTCCCCAATCCCGAAACTGTTCGGCAATCTGCCGCTCTTGTTCGCTCAATTCCTCACCACTACGCACCTCATAATTAGCATACCGTCTTACATAGCCCAAAGCCTGATCATACTCTTGGCGAGCGTCACAAACATTCGCATTTAACAAATAAGCATAAAGGAAGTAAAAAAGCGGCGGCCTAGACGCATTCTTGCCTTCCCTGTACTCGGATTTTATCTTGCGGAAACGCTTAGAACGAAGTGCCAGAGTTGCTTTCTGCCCCAACTTTTCCGCCAAGCCGTTAACACGATCCCACTGATGAAGAGAAGCATACACATCCGCCAGATCCTTTAATGCATCCAACTGATCCGCTTCATCCAAGCGTTCAACATAAGGTTCAAACTGTATGGCCGCACGCATATTTTCCTCTTGATTGTCGCCGAGGCCGATTGTAAACAGCCGATAGCGGCTGAGCGCCAAACGTTCGGAGTGCTGATACCTTTCGGACTCGGCGACACAGTCATACAGCAGTGCCGCAGCCTCTCTTTTTCCCTCCAGAAAAAACTGCTCCGCCGTCTCAAACAGCAACGGTACATACGTCAAATTATCTGCGACCGCCTGAATAAGCCGTTCTATGCAATTAAGTTTCCCCAATTCCGCACATCGCCGCAAAAATGGCCCCAAACGCCGCCAATCCAGAGGCATATTAAGCAAACAGTCCTCCAAATAGACCTCGTAAAGGCTGCCTTCCTCCCGCCCCATTCCCACAGTGATCAGATCCAGATTATGAATGGAGATTTGGCGATACCCGCTTAACATCGAACTGATCGTCCCCACGTTAATCCCGGAAATTTCCGAAAATTGGTGGAGCGTTAACCCTCTATGTCTCAGAAAATCCTCCAATTCTTGTCTGACCGCGGTTGCAGGTTTCATAGGTAAACCTCCTTTAATGGCAGAAAACCTACGGTAAGAATCACTGCAGAAACTACGTGCACCCACATATGCCCACTTTAGGCTCAATTATACTACATATACGTAGTATTTTGTATATAAAAAACTAAATTTACTGCCCTGCATAATATTTGCCCGGTCACCTAAGCTTATACTGAGGTGATGAAATGGCAGAATTGCGCAATTTTCTAGGGAATCGAATCAGAGCAATCCGAAATGCAAAAGGCCTCACCCAGCAAAATTTAGCAGATATATCCGGCTTGGATTATAGATATATCGGAGCAATCGAACGTGGAGAACGGAATTTCTCCATAGATAATTTGGAAAAGGTGCTTACTGCCTTAAACGTTTCGCTCCATGAAGTTGCTTACCTAAGCGTCGAACAAAGTAAAGTCGAAACGGCACGTTGGGAAGCCATTGATCAGTTTATTGCAAGTACTGAAGGATTGTCGGGGGAACAGATTGAGATTTTGCGGCGGGTAAATCAGGAGGTTTTGAGGGCGTTTAAATAGCCTTTTCCGTGAGGAAAAGGCTATTCTTAGGATATATAAAACAGGATGACAAAAGTTAAGATGTATTAAAAATGCATTCGATACCTAATCGAATAGACGAATAAATACTATAAACTATACAAGTTGGTTAATCCTCATTAGTTCATTTGCAAAGTTCGATAAATTTTCGGAACGAAGTTTTATAAAAGCTTTTGGGCGAGTAGAAGTATAAAAGTTGCAGCGTTAACTGTACTTAACCTAAATATCTCTCGCTGGAAAAATTCCGATGTAATTATAACCGGAAAATCAGAAAGTCTAGAATCTTCCCCTCTTTTCAATTTTGACATTTCCTCAATATCTGTCTTAAGATTCCTTAGAACACCGCTACTATACCTTCTTGAAAAACAACACTTCCAGAACCAGCTAATAATTGTCCTTCTTTGACTATCATCATATTTAATTTGCACATTTCCGTTAGCTGCAAAAAAAAGATAGTGGGACAAGCAATGTTGTCCATCAAGTACATAATCTATTGGGAAATCCGGGTCATTTTCCGGGAGTTTAAACGGCCCAAGTTGTCTTTCCGTTTTAAGTGGCTCTTTGGTTCTCCAAAAAAGAGCCAAAAGGATACCCTTTATAAATACTATCCATAAAAAATGCTACTCTATTAGCATCCCAAACAAAGCCTCTTTGAAAAGCTGGTATCCTAATTTGCCCTCGCTGAATATTCTCTACTATTTGTCTAATTGTAAGTCCTTCTGACATTTGTAAACCCCCAAGTTAGTTTATTTACCAGACACCAACTTATACAGCACACATTTTTAAGTGTCATAAAACTGACAAAGTTACTTGTTTGTCATTTCAAAACAGGAAAGCGTTCTTACGTATCTAAAACAAATAGCTCTGCCTTCTTACTATATGTTCAACCCTTTTTAAACTCTGTGCTTCTTCACATCCATCGTATCCAAAACATCCTTAATCACGCGAAAAATAAGCTTATTCTCCTCTAATGAACGGCTATAAAGCAGCGAATTTACTACCTCCAAAACCTCGGCTTTATCTTTCCAGGAATCCACGTTCTTCGTTTCGTGAAACTGAAACATCACCGCTAAAGGAACATCCAGCCCTTGAATGATTTTCTCCAACGTCTCAATGGAAATATTTCGCACTCCGCGTTCAACGGTTCCTATGTATGATGCGTTTACACCGGCTTTTTCAGCAAGCTGTTCCTGTGTAAGTCCTTGTTCTTTCCGCAATTGTTTGATCCGTTTGCCTATGATTTTCAGCAGCACGATTTACCACCTCTCTATCAGATTAGAGAAGCTTCGTGCCCACAAACAGAACATCATATACATTATTTAGTTGATAATAGTGTATATATGCACTAAAATATAAATTGTCACTAGTTTCTTTCCATCAATCCCTTGAACTTCCATATATGAAGAAGGAAAAATAATGGAGTATCTTAATGTTTCTATAGGTCCAGTAGATAGTGAAAATACCATTTATCTTTGCGGAGAGACCATATCAATCGACTGTAGCTTACTTCATTATTCTTCCCATGACCACTATACCAACGTGTTTGTTAAAACCAGCGAAGCCATGAAATATCTGGTCAGTCAGATTACAGTCGATACACACATCAATTTGTTTGTGGAGCAGATCGATCCTTCCACTTATGGGGCTATACACGGCTTTTTGAAGTCCACTGTGAACAAAAAAGAAAACCATCAGCTTTTTATAAAGAGACTGATGGTTTGGGTATTCGATCAAAAAAGGCAAGATTGCCGTGCTTTTGGGTTTTACGAGGTTTAG